ATCAGTGTCTCGCCTCCGCATACCGGCTGGATTTCGGCAGGGTGATGGACCTCTCCCTGGCGGCCAGGGTGGTGGCGTTGGCCAGCCGGCTCATGTAAATCTTCTCCAGGGCGCTATGGAGTTCAGGATCTGTCGAGAGCGGGATGGCCAGTTCGGACGCCAGGAACCAGGCGAATAGGTCGGCGAATAGCGGGGGAAAGACCGTATCGTTGGTGATAGCAACGATGTATTCGCAATAGGCGGGATTGACCTTGGCCAGGATCCGCTTCCCGGAAGCGTTGGCCGTGGCCTGGACCTGGAAGTTCTCGGACAGTCCCTCCTTCGTGTTCTCGTTGAAGACCCTCAGCACCCTGAGGGCGGAAGCCGGGTGGACGTAGGCGTACGCCCACATGGGGTAAGATTCCGGGGCGTCCATCAGTTCCACCGTCGTCGTGGCGAAGGGCCAGGGGAAGGATGTCAGGAGAACATCCCTGGCCACGGGGTAGGTCGAGAGGATGGCCAGGGTGACGGGGTCCGAACCCGAGAGGTTTGCGAGCTGTTTCCTGTCGCCCAGCCGGCTCAGGGCCAGGTTGACGATCTCAAGCTGGGTCATGGCCTAACCTCCTTGGGGGGTGACTTGCGGGGTGGCTTGAGGGGTAAACGAAATGGGGGTGGCCTTTCGACCACCCCCGAGGCTACTTTTTCCCCTTGCCCCTCTGGGGCTTGGGGGGTTCCGGCGCAGGTTCCGGTTCCGGCATGGCAACGGCCTCGCCGGGCCCCGGAAAGTCCGCCACAGGCAGGGGTTGGGGGTTGAAGGGAGAGAACCACTTCGGCACCCGCTCCCCGTCGGTGAACTCCACGATGGAGCCGGTTTCCCAGAACCTGCCCGAGAAGTCGGTGCAGGTCCGGGTGCAGACGTACCTCACGACGGCCAGCCCCTAGTAGGCGACGGGAACGACGTTCGTCTGGTTGTCCTTGACCAGGGCGACGTAGAACTTCCCGGCCGTCAGGGCAGCGGTGCCGATGGTGAAGGTCCCCTTCACGTAACGGTAGAGGGTCTCCGGGAGCCGGATGGCCATCATGACCGTCCCGGCCGGGAGATTCGTCTTGGCGATGGCCGCCGTGGCGGCGATGGTGGTCCAGGAACTCCCGTTCTTGGAGTGCTTCAGGGTGAACTGTACCGTGGCCGCCCCGGCAGAGGTGACGGACTCCGTCACCAGGACGAAGGCCGTGAGCGCATCGTTGGCCCCGCCGTCCTTGGTTAGGTCGATGGTGTTCTCCGTGTCGGTATCGCCGGTATTCACGGGGGCCTGGTTGTTAGCCAGGAGAAGCTGTTTGTCGATCCACACGTTGTGGTCCTCCTTTCAAGGTCATGGGAAGGGGGTCGCCACTAGGACGGCCCCCAGTTTAGGGTATCAGCGCTCAGGTCTAGGCGAAGCTGATGGCGGCCTCGGTGTTCAGGATGGCGTCGCAACGCCGGATCGGGATCTCGTCGAAGGCCAGGATGCGCTTGCCAGCCACGGAATCCCAGGTGAGGTTGACGTTGCTCTTCGCCAGGATCTGCTTCCGCAGGGCCGTGCGGACGGTGCGGTTGCAGTACCAGGCGGCCCGCCCCATCTTGAGGGAGGGAACGATTTCCGACGCCTCCACCATGAGGCTGACAAGGTCCGCCGCCCCGGAACCGGAGATCAGGTTCGAGACGTCGATGTTGCAGATGCGGACGACGTAGCGCCAGTCGGCCACCACGAGGCCGGTGTGCCACTCGTAGTGCCCCCGGTACCCCTGGAACTTGTTCCCCGCGGCGTCGGTGAGGGTGACCTCGCCCAGGTTCTGGTGGTTAATCCCGGCGGTCGTCCCCTTCGGGTAGATGCCGAAGACCGTCTCCGGGCTCCAGACCACGAGCCAGACGGAGGTGTTGTCGCTCCCGGTACCGCCGCCGTTGACCAGCTGTTCCTTGTTCCCGGCGTTCAGGGCGTCGGAGAAGCGGGGCGCCAGGCCCAGGAACCGCTCGGGGTTCACCCGGGTATCCCCGTAGAACAGCGTGTTGGCCATCGCCTGGTTCATGGCCTCGATGAAGGCCTTATCCTGGGAGAGCCGGAACTCGGCGGTGTTGCCGTTAAGGCTGGCCACCCGCTTGTCAACCTCGGAGTAGGCCTCGAGCATCCCGCAGGTGTCGGTCACCTGGGCGGTCTGGGCCTTCCCGTTGGGGACGCCGTAGTTCAGCAGGCGCCAGGCCACCTCGGGCAGGCCGGTGCGGATCGTGGACAGGTGCCCGGTGGGCAGGTTCCCCTCGACGTAGACCATATCCTCGAGGACTTCGTTGGTGCGCGAGAGGAGTTCGACGATCTTGTCGATCTTGCCGTTGGGGTTGAGCATCCGGGCATGGTCCTGGAGGGTCGGTAGGGCATTTCCAATCGTGCTCACGCATATCGCTCCTTTCTGGGATTACTGCTTGTGTTCGGGATAGAGTACTTCCGCGTCGGACCTCACGGCCCCGACGGATTCGGCCTCCACGAATTTCGGGTCCTGGGCGATTTTCCCGAGCCGGTAGAACAGCCGGATGAATTCCTTGTGGTTGCCCACGTACAGGTCGTCCATCAGCTGGGAGAGTTCAGGGGTCCCGAACTTCTTCAGGCCGTACTTGGCCGTGGCCAGCTTCTCCTCGTGACCGGCACCGCCGATCTCGGGGTCCGCCTTGGCTTCGGCCTGCCACGTCTCGATCGTTCGCTCCCATTGGGCCACGAACTTCTGCGAAGTTTCCTTCACCAGCTTCACGTGGAGATCGGCGAACTTCTGGGCGACCTCCCGGGAGAGCTTGGCCTCCTTGGCCAGTTCGGTGAACTCGCCCATGACGGCATCGTCAACGACGAAGCCCTCGGGCACCTTCAGGTCGTACGTCTCGGGAACGGCGTCCGTGTCGCCGTCTTTCTTCCCCTCGGCCTTCTGATCCTCGGCCTTCTGGTCCTGGCCTTTCTGGTCATCGGCCGTCTTGCTGTCGACTTGCTGATTGGCCGTGTCCTGGAACAGTTGCTGTTCGAGGGTGCTCTCGTCCGCCTTCTGGTTTTCGGTGTCACCCTGGTTCAGAAGGGATTCCGGCATTACGTGTCCTCCTCCTCGTCCTTCAGAAGGCCCTCCGCCACAGCCTCGGCCCACAGGATGCCGAAGTTGCCGGGGTCTACCTTCTGGATGTCGTTCAGGATCATCAGGGCCAGGTTCCGGTGCCCCTCCAGGAAGAACCCCGTGGAGTTGCCGGTGAACGTGGTACGGAAAAGGCTCCCGATGGCCAAGAGCCGCCAGACAAAGCGACGCCCCTCCCGCGTGGAGAGGACCACCCGCAAGTCGTTCAGCTCGCGCTCGCGTCGCTGGCGGCGTTCCTCCTGGGTCTCCTGGTCGGTCGTCGCCGCTCGCAGCTTTCGCTCGAGCATGCCGTCCAGGCCTTCAGGCTTCCTAGGCCTCTGCATGGTCTACATCCCCCCCCGACGCCCCCTGGATCCCGTAGCCCCCCTGGAGGCTACTGAGAATCTGGTCCAGCATGTTCCCGTCGCCTACCTTGGCGTCCGCCAGTTCCTTGGCCGCCCGACCGCCCTGCTCGGCGGTGGCCAGCATCGTCTGGGCCGCCACCTGCTGGGCCCGTGCCTGCCGGACCTGGGCCACTATCTCGTCGGAGACCACCACCGACGCCGGCACGCCCAGCATGTCCGCGTACTCGTCCACCAGCTGGTCGAAGTCTACCTTGTCCAGGGTCTCGGGCCTCATCTGGGCCATGCCGCCCACGAAGGTGACGAACTGCTCCAGCGTCAGCGTCCCCACCAGCTTCTGGCTCTGGGCCAGTAGGGAGACGTACTCGATCCGCAGTTCCTGCCCCTGGAGCTCCTCCGGCGGCGGCGGGATGAGTTCACTCTCCAGCATAATCCCGAAGGTCCGCTTGATGGCCTTGTTCAGGAGCTCCATGTCCAGGCGTTCCAGGACCGGCCCCAGCATCAAAAGCTTCTCCTCGTGGCGCTCGGCGACTTCCCGGGCGGTCATCTCCCGCCGGTCGGACATGGAGAGCATCAGGAACAGGTCCGCGTAGAACGCCTGGCGGATTGACTCCGACACCTCGGCGATGGCCTCCCGGAGTCCCGACAGGTCCGGGCGCACCTCGTACAGGGGGCGGATCCCCATGCCGGAGGCGTTGGGGTTGATAAACGTCACGCCACCGGGCATCGTGCGGACCCCCTGCTCCGCCACCTCGGGCGGGGCCTGGAGCGGCGGGTCGTATGATTTCTCGATGCCCGTCAATTTGTCCATCTCCAACACCATCAGCTGTTTCGCGTCCGGCAGGGCCTCCCACCCGGGGCCGATCCCGTAGACGTGCGGGCCCAGGGTATCCCACCGTGGGACCATCACCGGGAACTCCGCGTATCCCTTGGCCTGGACAATGCCGTCCCTGGGAGCGTCGGGCATCCAGTAGACAGAGACGTACGGCTTGTCCCGCTCGATCGGGTGGAGGGGGTATTTCCCATCGTTCGGCTCGATGTAGTGATAGACCGAGAATTTGGCGAACGGCCGGTCGTTGGCGGCCCTCACCACGGCCGTGGGTAGGACATCCTCCCCGAACAGCTTGACCAGGCTCAGCGCCGACATGCGGATGTGACGCCCGAAAACGTCCACCTCCAGCCTGGCGTTGTTGGCGATGGCGTACTCACCGAAGGTAAAGGACCTGCACCGGATAATCGTGTCGAAATCCCGGTCGATCAGGAGCGGGGCGGTGCCGAAGGTGCCCAGCTCGGTGTAGACTGAGTGGAGACTGTTGTAAAAGTTAGACCTGTGAAAGACGCTCATCATCCGGTCACGGACCTCGTCCAGCCACAGCCGCGCCTTGGGAAACTCCGACAGGGATGGATCCGCCACCATCAGCCGGAACCAGGGCCTGGCGGGGCTTGTGAGGCCGGCCTGGAGGCCTGCCGCCAGCGTCCGCACGGACCGCTTGGGCGTCATGTTCAGAAGGTCGTCGTCGCGCTCATGCCACTTGTCATAATCCGAATCCGTGAAGATCCCCCGGTGCGGGTTCACGTAGCGTACCAGGTCCTCCGCCACCCGGAGCCATGGCGCCCGGAGATCTTCGAGCTCCCGCCAGCGGGAGGCTAGGTAACTCCGCATCGGCAAGCCCGGGCGACCCATCTCATACCCCCTCCCCCTTTACTGCCCAAGCAAGCTCTTTTTTTGGGCCTGGGCCTTGTTGGCCAACCCCTGCCCGGACGTGAGGAGCGTCGACCTGTACCCCCTCGCCATCCGTTGCCGGCGTCTCTCCTCCCAGGCGGCCATGGTGGGATCCACGTTGACATCGGCCTTCATGGGCGCCGGGGGGGCCTCAGGAACTTCGGGCGCGCTGAACAGACACATATCAATTCCTCCTCTCGATTTTGGCGAACGGATGATACGTACGGACCTGCCCGGGGCCTGGGGTGGCGGGCCCAGTCACAGGGGTCGGCACGGCAAACGTCAGGGCCAGGGCATCCCCGTAGTCGGGCGACGCCAGGCCACGGTCGCGCATGTCCTCCTTGCTCTCCAGGATCATCTTCCCGGCCGGGGTAAACCAGTACTGCGGGCCGCAGAGATCGTCCACAAGCTGGTCGATTGGCGGCAGGGCGCCACCGGCCTCCAGCCAGTCCTTCACGCCGTGCCACATCTCCATGCGCTTGTTTGCGAAGCGGGGGTTCGAGGAGCCCCAACCGAAGTTGACCTCCAGGACGTTGCGCCACCCCACCTGGCGGAGCCGGTCGATGACACCGCTGCCCATGGCCACGTCCACCAGGAGGCTCTGGGGGCGGGCGTCCACCATCTCGCCGGCGGTCTGGTCGGCCACCGTCATGGTGTCACACTTCGCCCACCACCGCCGTATGGCGGCCCTGAGACCCTGGCGCTCGGCCAGGACCGTCTTGCAGTCGCCGTAACGGGCCACGTCCAGGCCGAACAGGAGCGGCGCAAAGGCGTACTCGTCGGGCCTCAGGTGACGCATCGTGGCAGCCTCGGCCAGCTCCCGGGGGATCAACTGCTGGAACGAGGCGGAGGGGAAGTCACCAAGGACGCGGACCCTGAACAGGTCGGAGTCCTCGCCGTACTTGGAGCGCATCCGCTCGACGTACTCCGGGGCGACCAGGGGGCTGTCCAGGCAGGAGAAGCGGAGCGTCGTCCACAGGTGCCGGTCCCGGTTGTGGGAGTCGTAGAAGTATCCCGACGTCTGGGTGGGGTTGGAGGCCAGGACCACCCGGGCCCCCGGCGTGGACAGGGCCCCCTCCGCCGCCTGGAAGATCGTGTCCGGTACGCCGGAGGCCTCGTCGACCACAAAGAGGAGGTTGGCGGCGTGGAACCCCTGGAGCGCTTCCGGGGCCTCCTTCCGGGCCGTCCGGGCTACGGCGAACTGGGATTGCTCCGCCCCCACGATGCGGACGAACTCGGACTGGACCACGATCTGGCGCCGGAACCAGTCCGGCATCCGGCTGTGCCACTTGGCGATCTCGGCCCATAGGACCGATTGGAGCTGATGACTGGTCGGCGCCGTGCAGGGGGTCCTGGAGTCCGGGAAGCAGAGGGTGTGCCAGAGGACCAGCCAGGCCAGCGCTGTGGTCTTACCCGTCCCATGCCCGGATCGGACAGTCACCCTGGCGCCTGGCCCAGCGACGGCCTCCAGCACGAGCCTCTGCTGGGGAGTGGGGTCCACCCCGAAGAGGGACCGCACGAAATGGCAGGGGTCCTCCCGGAAACGGACGAACTCATCGACCAGGGACTGCAGGTCCGTCTCCACCGGCGGCCGCCTCCCTGCGCCTGGCCAGCTCGGCCAGGACCCCGACGATTGTTTCCCCTGCGTCAACATCCAGCTTGTCCTTGAACATGGCCAGGTGTCGTCCGATGAGCTCCAGGGCCTTGATCTTGTCGTGAAGCTTGACCTTGATCGTGCCCCCGGCGGCACCCGTCTCTGTTATCTCAGAGATTGCCTTCCGGGTTTCCGGCGGCAGGTCCCGGGTGTCACGGACCCTGACTTTTCCGCCCTCGACGGAAACAATGTCCGTGATGTCCGCGAAGGCGATCCTGGCCAGCTCCGTGAGGACCCGGTCCACGGTGACCTGGCTCCGCGCCTGGGCCGCCTGGAGCCGGTCCTCGATGGCGGCCTGGACTTTGGGGTCCTTTAGGAGGGTGCACCCACGCCAACCGGCGGAGGCCTCCGAGTAACCGGCGCGGATGGCCGCCTGGAGGGCGTTTTTGTCCTTGATGTACTCATCCACGAAAATGGACTGCTTGAGGGTCAGCCCGTAGAGATTGGGCTGTTTGCTCGGCATCGGGCCTCACCTCCCTGAGTAAAATTACTCAATGTCCTGAGCAACCGCCGTGGGGCACGCCTGACACGCAATCCAGGCCCCGTCCCGTCGGGTGGACTGCCCCTGGGGGGAAAACCGGCCAGTGGGTGGACGCCCGTGTCTCCGGCCGGTACCGACGCTCACAGCCACGTCCATGGCACGGCGGCGCTCGCTTCCTGGAGCCCCAGGTTGGAATCGAACCAACTTCGGGCTACTGGGGCACGAAAAAGGGGCCCCCTGGTCTGGAGGCCCCTATGCGGTTGTTCAGATGGCTCGCTTGGCTCCGGCGGCTTCGGGAAGGAACGAGACCTTGTCCAGGGTCACGTCCTCGTGGAGTTCCACCCGGACGATCTTGGCCAGGCCGAGACCGTTGTGTTCCGGGATGACGTGGGCGTGGAGGTCGAAGCCCTTCACGGCCAGGTCGCTGTCGTTCGTCTCCAGGAGAGTGATGGTCTGCCCGTCCGCCTGGATGGCCCTGACGGAGTACCGGAACCTACTCATCGGTGCCCTCCATGCCGGAGGAGACGGTAGGCTTTGCTACGAGCTCCAGTCCCCTGAGGATGTCGCTGATGGCAACCTCCATCCCCACGTCTTCGCCGTCCAGCGCACGCTCCGGTAGGTCAAAAAGCCGCTTGGCCACGACGTCCCTACCGTAGATGATGCTCCTGACGTAGTGTTCGCCAGGCTTCGAGTGGACATTGTCCTCGACCAGGAGCGGGTCTATGGCCTTCTGCAGGGCCGTAAGGAGTTCCAGGTCGTCGGAGACCCAGAAGCGGCTGACCCGGCCGTCGGTGGTCTCCAGGGCGAGCATGTACGAGAAACAATGGCCCCCGGAGATGTCACCGCTGGCCAGGGTGTCGGTGGGCACGATACCCACGGAGACGGTAGGCTTGGCTACAAGCTCCAGTTCCCTGACGAAGGGCCCCTCCCCCTGGTTTTGTTCCTCGATCAGGGCGGCGTGGGCGTCGAAAAGCCTCTCCATGACCGGGAGGCTGTTGCTGACTGCGATCCTCCGACGTCCCCCGTGAACCCCGTAGGCGAACAGCCCGTACTGCGTCTGCTCATCCATGTTCATTCCCCCCCTTGTCTGATGCGCCTGGGCTTTTCCCCAGGCGGTCTTCTATTTGCGGTCCAGGTCCGACAGCTATGCCTGGTGGAGCGCAGGGGAGTTGAACCCCTGTTGCCCGAAAGGCCCGCTACGCAGTCCCTCCGGGCCATACCCCGTGCGCCCCCCCATACTTACGAACGAAGTGAGTAAGTATCTGTACTCTGTATCTGTATCTGGGAGCGTCACCGTGACGTCACCGTGACGTCACAGGTATACAATTTAGACAATTCGGTCAAAGGAAGTCGAACCGTTGCAACAGCCACAACGAGACGGATATGCCGCCGACAAATCCCCCTCCAACGACCGCCAGGCACTCCAACAGGGACGGGTCCCCGGAATCCCGCAGGACCCCCTTGAGAAAGCTTGCAAACACCGAGGATCCAGCCACTCCGACCGTCCCGGAAACGATTAAGGCCAACGCCAGGACCACGTACCTCATGTCTCGTCCTCCCCTCCCTGTCGCGTCACAGGCAACGTCACACCGGTGTCACATGTGACGTCACGGTGACGTCACGGTATACAAATTAACCTACGGTCCCAATACCCGTCTGGGTATAGGCTGTGTTTTGTTGCCTTCTGGTGACCTTTGACGGCGAACTGTTTACTTTGCATCCAGCGAGCTGCAATTGGTCAGTGAAAGTCAAATTTGAGTCCGATGCAAACATGCACCCGAGAGCTCCGTCCCGGCAATCCGTATACATTATCCATGCCGTCATGGCATCTTGACAATCCGGTGCGGCATGATATGATGCACCCGTAACCCCGATACAGCCTCTCCGGCAACCAACATTGACAACCGAATTTCCCCGGCGACACGAGGCTCCCCGCCTCCCCGGTTTGGATCAAGGCCGAACCGGGCTCCTGGGAGACAGAGGCGAAACACAATGCCAGCGAGCCCCCACCTCCACGTGGTGCTGGCGGGTAACGCCGACGGGGGCAATCATGAGGAGGGATTGACATGGATTACAACACCCTGTGCGGATACGCCGTTTTTGACGATAGGCGCCCGAAGCGGTACTACGCCAAGAGTTACGGCGAGTACTGCAC